TAACAAGTTTAGTTGCAAGTTTCTGGTCATCCATCTTAGACCACTCATCAACTTTGTTAGGGTGTTCAAGGAACCATAACCATAACTCTTGAATGATATCTTCTCTTGGAACCATAGGATAATCTTTATGTTTAGAGTAAGAAACATTCTTAACTAAATCATTGTATTCCGTAATGTAATCTACCATCTGTAACTTTTTCCTTCTACTACGAATGAGTTACCTACCATTGGTACAGGTACAGGTGTTACCTTACCTTTGTCAATGTATAGAATACCAAACCCACTTTGCCAATTTGCTGAACCACCTTTAAGGTAGGTTGCTTGTTTCAAATCCATAATGTTTCCAACTTCAAAGCCATACAAACTTGATGTTTGTTTACCATTGAATGATGTGTTGTGATGGATTAATCCTTGCTTATGTGTGTGCCCACACACTACTGACATACCAATCTTTCTTGCCAATGATACTGCTGTGCCACCAGCGTAACGACTGGTTGCGCCTTCATCACCGTGACCCATAACCCAACCAGGTGCAAATGACCATAGTTTATTATGGTATGTGATATCTAGTTCACGGTATCCTAAAAGTTTTTCGTACTTCAAATCTCTAAGTGTTGCTAACGCTGGCGCATCACGTTCAATGTATCTTTGTATTCTATCGCCATGATTACTTCTCATTAAATGAAAAGGTTTACTTCCTATTGCTTTACGAAACTTACCCATAATTGTGGTGGTTTCATCAAGGTCTCGTTGTAGATTAGAATGTTCTGCAACATATCCTTTAGACCAACGTGCTGGTGCAAGACAATCAGCCTCATCACCAACACAAAATAGTTCATCTGGTTGGTAGTCTTTAACAAATTTTATTACAGCATTTATTGCAGGTTTATTATGCAAAGGTATTTGCATATCTGATAAGACTACAATGCGTTTCATTCAACGCCTTCCCATTGTTTATCTAGCACCATCATTGCGATGATTGCATAGTTTGCTATATCCAAAAAAGAATCACGTAATGATTCATTCTCTGGTGTTGCACCTGTTTCAACAAGGTTATTGATGCGAGCAAGTTTGTCAAACATTCTCACACGTAACCCATTAAGTGGACCACCAGGTGAATCAGAAATATTCTTTGGTCCATAATCTTTTTGTTTCTTAATTAACAGTTCTGCTAAACCATCTGTGTACACATAGGTTAGTTCAGCAAACTTTATTTCATTGTGCATTACGCAGCAACCTTCCCTTTGAACCAGTCGGAGCCATCTTTAATAAACAAACTGTTAACATCTTCACCATCAGGGATAGTGATAGGGATAACACCTGCTACTCTTCTTGCTAGGTCTTTAGCAAAGTCACGTCCTGCTGTGTCACCATCAGCGAACACATATATCCTATCAAAGTCTGACAAGATTTTGTAATGGTGTGACTTAATATTTTTTACACCAGGAATACCAATAGCAGGGTAACCTAGTTTAGAAAGTGTCATAGTATCTATCTCACCTTCACATAAACATATCCAATCAGTTGCCTGAAAGTATGCTTCAACATTGTAAAGCCTTGTCTCAGAACCAGGAAGACCAAGATATTTTGGTTCAGAATAATCTATTGCCCTGAACCTGATATCAACAACACCTGCTCTAGTTATGTACGGTATCGCCAGTCTGTTCAGATATGCTTCGTGACCTACGAGTGGTTGGTTCACCACTCCCAGACGAAACCTCTCTGCGTCTGCTAGAGATAGTCCCCTTTTGCTGAGATACTCTTCTGCCAAGTTGATTGACTTTTGGTAGTGAGATGTTGCTTGTTCCAGTAATCTCTTCTGCTCTTGATTTTGCTTCACGAAAACTAATCCCTTCTTGTTCCATAATAATCTTGTACAAATCTCCCTTAATACTACACGCAAAACAGGAGAACGCATTCACCTCTGTGTTAACTGTTGCTGAGGCATGACGGTCAGAATGAAAAGGACATTTCATACTGCGCCATCCTCTACCAGATGGGACTTTGTTTGCCCCATATAGCATCAATACTTTTGCGATAGGTGAATCAGACATCAAGTTCCCTTATCAAAGATAGAAACATATACACTGGCATGGTTGCGTACCATTCACCAACATCTAATGTTCCTTTTCTTTTATGTATAACAGCACCTGTTACAGCGTTAGCATTGTCTACTTCTACTTCTAACTCTTTAACCCAACCAGATAGTTCCATCTTCTTGTGGTCTTTAACTTCAAACACCACATCATCAATACCTGATATGTCACCTTTGTCTAGGTTACCTTGTAGTGCACGACGCTCTGCTTTAGGGAAGCCGTTTGCTTTAAGGTATTTAACTACAGCAGTTTCTGCAGCAGTACCTTTTTGTTTAGACTTGCTCATCTTCACCTATATTCGATTCGTTGTTGCATGTGCAATACCAAATGGATGAACAGATATAACATCTGCCATCCATGTTTCTCATAAAGATTCTCTTGGGTCAGCCAGATACATAAACTCTGGATTGAATGACAGATAAACTGGTTCATTACCAGAAGCGTTTGCTTTACCGTAACGATTCTTTACTGGTGCAACACCCATCATACCGTTAGGTGTTTGACCTATGGTACAAATCAGTGCTGGTAGTTGTGAAACTTTACCTTGAATCGCTGACCTTGGTGGGCAAGGGTTACTATCAAAGGCTTCACTTGTGTGATGAAGGATAAGAATCGCAGCGTTAGTATCTCTTGCTAAGAATTTTATTTCTTTCATAGTCTGACGCATACTAGACCACTCTTCGCCACCACCATCAGTGATATCGATAAGGTTATCTAACACAATCAAGTGTGGGTTCTCACCGTGAACTTCTTCAAATGATAACACCTCTTCATCTAAATCAGATAAAGATGGTGCTGCATCAAATGACCAGAAGATATGGTTTGAACCTTTGTTGATGGCATCTCTAGCGAACTTAACATCTGATGATAAAAGTTTCTCTGCTTCATCTTGGCTCTTACCTGTAAGCATTGAGAACAAACGCATACTCATTGTGTGTGCACCTGTGTCTGCTGAAACATACAAGGTAGGAACTTTCATCCAAGTTGCTAACGCCAAAGCCAGTGTTGATTTACCAGCACCAGGGGCACCAGCAAACATACTTACTTCACTGCGACGTAAAACAATTTGGGCATACTCAAATGTCCTGAACACAGGTGGCAATGGTTCGCCACCTGATTCAGTTTTACCAATTGTTCTAGTGAGTGTTCTCACTTATGAAACCCAGCCTACTTCGCCACGTTTAATCCACATTGGTTGACATTGGTCTGGTGTTCCTTTAGCAGATGGACACATCCATGCTTGCCAAGGACCTTTAGCACCTTGTCCACTCTTGTGTTTCTTTGGACCGTGATGACATGTTGGTGCAGGGAATGAACCAAGTGTTGATGGTGGTGCCACAGGACCACTACCAATGTTAGGTTCAGTGACCACACTTGTTGCACCTAACGCTTGCGCAGCGTAAGCAACAGGGTCTTGTCCGTGAACAACATCTTCTAAAGCACCAACGATTAGGTTAATGTTTCCACCAACTGCATCAGCAATGTGTTTAGAGAATGTATCAAAATCATCAGCACGTAATGTGAGGATGGTTCCGTTTTTTGTTTTCATACTAACTGAAAACAGTGCTTCATTTGTTGCCATTTATTTCTCCCAACTTGTTAGACTTTTCACCGTCTACCCAGTAACAGTACTCTTGAACAGAGCACATTTTACATGACTCAAAGTTAGGTAGATAAAGATTGTTCTCTCGTGCAATCTGAAAGAGACCAATCATTTCATCTAACTTTTGTAATGTAAACTTATCCAACTTGGTTGGCACACTGGTGCCACCTTGTCTTGCCATCCAGTATACACCATAGTCAGGTCTCACACCTGTTGCACGCTCCAGCATGCAAGCATATACCTGTAACTGTAAATCAGATTGTGGTGTACGCATACCTGTTTTCAAATCAAGAACAATGATTTCATTTTCAGGTGTAACAAATACCCTATCAACTGCGCCTTTAAGATTAACACCACCTGTTTCAATTTCCATCATCAACTCTATAGCAGGTACACCTTGTGGTGTTTCCCAAATTTCCCAACCACAATTAGCACGCCATTGAATCCAAGAGTTCAAAAACTTTTTACCATTCTCAAACCACCATGTTGC